GCGGTCGAGCGCAGCTTTCGTATCGGCCCAATGCTGCGGCAATCGACGGTTCTCAGTCTTGCCGCACATATCGTAGGCGATTGCCCACGCCTGATCGTCGTTGTATCCCTCGTCAACGAGAACGCGATGCTTCGCGATCACGCAATCGCCGATCTCGCGCGCGTTCCGCTTCTTCGTCGGACTCTTGCGATTCTTCGGATAATCGTGCTTGCCCGAAGCGCAGCCGTTTCCATCCGTGAATCCGCCGAATCCATTGCCGCAATTGCCCTTCTGCCGTCCACGCCGGCGGCGACGAACGGCCTCGCGGCGAAGCTCCTTCTCCGACATCCTGGAGAACGCTTGCTTTGCCGACAGAACCTTCGGCTCATCACTAGCGAGATCAGCATCAACATCATCGTTGAAGAAATCCTCACTTGCAATCTCGGGAATGACATCCTTGATCTTGCCAGTAAGCACAGGCTCATCCGTGTCAGGAATTGCAAGCCCCAACATCTTGCGCGTCTCTGCTTCGCTCACCGTACCACCAAGTTCATTCACGAAGATGCGAATGGCTTCGAGCTTCTTCTCCATCTCCGGACTCTCGACGGAGAACTCAAACTTCGGATAGTTCTCTTGCGGCCCGAAGTTCATGTCCACGATCTCGCGCACAAGTTGATGCGTGATCGTTTCACTCAGGCAATCGGCGACAAACTTCATCTGTCGCGTAAACGTCTTCTGATGCTGACTCGCGACGTTCGATCCGATGCCTGATGACACCGCTTCGCTCGTTGCGCTCTGACCAACAATCAGTTCCTTGATGTTCTTTGCCAACCACTCGCAGAGATCTGCAAACACTTGCGCGCGCGCCGCACCAGGCTCTTTGATCTCAATCTCGTAGTCCTTCTGCCCAGGAGTCGAACGAGGCACAACCGCACTCACGTCTCCGACAAGATTGCGGAGGATCTCCTCCATCTCTTCCTTGCCCCCCTTCTGTGCCATCGGGTAATAACCAACCCGGATGCCTTGCGCGTAACGCTCCGCATACGTCGCCCAGTTCTGAAGCACGGCTTGCTTCAGATTCCAGTACCACCACACGGTGTCGCGAACGCCCTTGCCTAAGTACGCATACGCGGTCTCGAACGGATCATCGAAGTCCGGTCCCTGCACCATGTAGCGATGCCACACGACAGCGCGGCGCTCAATAGGCGTGAGAACGTGAACGCGCGAGTCGAAGCCCTGCTGCGTTTCGCCACCCGTGCCATCCATATCTGCGTAGTACCGTGGGCCAACACGAATTGCAGGATCGCCCTCAAGATTGACCGTGATCGTGTCAGGATGGAACGGAAGCCAATCGCTCACCGTCACGCTGCCATCCGGCTTCCGAGCGTAGATCAGATTCGCCGCGCTCGATCCGTACCACACAGCGTCAAGCAAGTGACGAACCAAATCTGCGAAGCGAGGAATGCGTGAGAAGATTTCTTGCGTCCGCTCTGCAATCTCCTCCTGCATTGAATCACGCGAATCAAACGGCTTAATCTGCCATTCAAGTCCAGCAATCGATACTTGCAACTGAGTCAGCGGCCCCATGCAGTCGGGGTCGTTCCTCATCTGCTTCATCAGCTGGCGGTCCTTGCGGTACGCCAAAGACGGATTTCGCAGCATCTTCGCAACGCTCGCGAAATACGTCCGCTGCATTTCAATCGGCAACGCGACGGGTCGCCTCATCGCAACGGGCAGACCCTTGCTCTCGTCGCCGGAAGGGATATCCAAAAGCTCATCCATAAAGCCTCCATAACCTGTTCTTGCTTGATTTGGTCAGTTCGGGCTTTGCAGTCAAGCCATATCCGGCCCTCATGCAAGCTTCCATCAGATCAACAACAGCGTCCACGCAGTCATCGTGATCCCCTGCCGGGAACGTAGTCATCTCCTCGTACAGGATCGCGTGTTCGCGCGACACCTTCCCCTTCTCGCCGCGCAGCCGCAACTTCCCCGTCTCCACGAAAGACTGCTTCTCGCTCGCGCGCGAAAGCTTGTCCTTCGTTCGGACGAGCGGGACAACGCTAGCCGTCTCGCAAGCCATCGACAACTGCTGCACGAGACCCGCTTGCGGTCCATTACCCTCAGCCATCAACACGCTGATCCCAGCCGCTCGGCACTCGCGAGCGCAGATTCGCTGCCACTCGGGAAACGGCACACGCGCTCGAATGACCTTATCGATGTAGCAAAACCCATCCATCGATCGCCATCCGGTCACCAACACCGAGTAGTCAGGATCGCCCTTCCTCACCGTCCGGTCGCTGAATGCAAAGTCCGTCGCAGCAATCGCCTGCCCCGTCACGCGCACAAAGTCAGGCACTTCGCCCTCGTAGAACGACCGATCCAACCACCAATGGTCGAAGACGAGTTGATCACTCGACACAGGCGACAGCTCATATGCGCGCGCATACGCAATCGGCCCGTACTGCGCTCTCAGATCCTGCATCATCGTCGGCGTGTACACCTCATGCCAGGGGCTGTCATAGCCCCTCACAGGCCGGCGGAACATCCCGCCACAGTCCTCGTGGTACGCCCGCCACTCTGCCGTGATGTCAGCAACGTGATACGGCGTACCGAACTTCCATACGCGCGGGTTGTCCCCAGACCGATCCAACGTCGGCAACCAAATCGTTGTCCACGCCTCCTTCACCTGCTCGCGCATGGCCGGCTGCTGCACCGCATTTCGCAAATCGCAGATGTCATCAGCGATCAACAAATCCGATCGACCACCCGCACGACCAAACACAGACACAGCCTCCACAGTCGGGTCACGCATGAACCGACTGCGCTTCACCGTGAAAGCCGTGTTCCCCCAAGACGAATCCTTGTCAGGCTCAATCTCCGGAAACACGCTCCGGTACTCATCAGACTGAATCACCTTCCGGATCAACGTCACAGTCTTCGTCGCCTCGTCATCAGACGAACCAACAATCTTCACCCGGATATGCGGGTTCCGCCCAATCTCCCAACACACCCGGCCAACCATCTGATTCGTCTTCCCATGCCCACGAGGCATCTCGCAGTACGCATTCCCATGCTGATCAAGATGCCATTGCAGCTCGTCGTGTAGCCCCGCATTCTCGAAGCCCAACACATACGGGACAAACCAATGCGCGGCCTCCCGACAACCGTGCCAAAACTCCTGCGGCGTGAGATCCTCCACGCCACTCATCCTCGTCCTCCGTCATGTTCTCGCGAGTCACCCGGAGCACCCCTTCGAGATCGTCCAGCATGGCATACCCCCGCAGCAACGCGATTCCTCCACCGAGCCACGATCCAGTTCACCGTGGCAATGGTCAGATCCAATCGTCGCGCGATCTCCATGCGAGTCAACCCCATCAGCAAACCCTCAAAGACAGACTCAGAAACCTTGGACAACCCACACGTCCTTAGAGACTCCAAAGCCTCGCCAGCCCCCACACGCGGCTTCCAGGCAGGCTCCACATCCATCTCCACGAACCGCTTCGCACGTCGGTTGTCCCGACACGCCGTCCGATACAAAAACCCCAGCTTCCGAGCCATGTGCCGGCCATCATGCCCGTTCCGCAGGAAACTCAACCAGGCATCCTGAACCAAGTCATCCGCGTCCAAAATCCCAATAGACTTCGTCCGCAACACCCTACAGGCCGTCGCGAAATCGCGGTCCCAATGATCCTGCGTCACTTCCATGACCGACAACGATACAGATCGCAAGAAAACTTGCGATCCAACAGTCTGCAACTTGTGTGCAACATCGCCTGTTTGTCAACAACATTTCGACAACAGTTGTGCAACAAGTCTGCAACGGCAAGTTTCGGAAACCGAAATTTCGCACACACGGGGGGTGTGTTAGAGCGTTCGGGTTTTCGCCTAACCGAAGTTCCCAGAAGGTCTATGCGGTAGGAGGGGGGTTTGTTCGACCCCTCCCCCCCATGGCTCCGGTGCCGGTGCGATCGCGGTCCCGCGTCAAGCGGTGCGGATCGACCGATCGACTACGTCGAAACGAGAACCCCCGACGCGGGCGCATCGGCCTACGTCGGGGGTTCGGTGTTCTCGTTCGGTTCTCTCGGTGTTCGCTTCTATCTCGTCTCCGTCTCTCGCCCTTTCCACGTTTGAGGTTATGCAGCGACTCGCGCGAAGTCAAGCAACCATTTCGTACTATTTCCGGCGCACCCTTTCATCCGTCAAGCGCAGCGCGAATCCGCGCGGGTCGTTCACGTCAAGCGTCGCGGGGTTCGCAAGCGGTCCTTTCCCTCGGAGGAGCACGACGCACCCCGCGGGATCAAGGGTACGGTCGTCCGTTTCGTCTCCGTTGACTACGGGGAACCAGGTTTCCCCGAAGCGAATCGACTCGACTACGTCGGTAGGCTCGGCGCGTCCGATTCCCCCGACCACGGCTGCGACGGTTCCTCCCTCCGCAAGGTATGCCGACGCGAGTTCTTCTGAGGCTCGTTCTGACCATGAGAACACAATACGCGTACTTCCGGCGTACCCTCCGCCCTTCATCGCGAGTCGAACGGCTGCGGGTCGTTTCGAATAGGCGTACGCTTCGATGCCGTACGCGCGCTGGAGGGATTGAAGCTCCGCGATACCCTCGAAGGCAATATCGGTAGCGACGTTCCACCGTGCCACAATCCGCGCGCCCCCCAGGGCGCCCGCTAGGCGCGCCGCACGCGCGCAAGCGCGCACAATCTCGACCCCCGCTGCTACGGGGTGTTCCCGCATCGCGATTAGCCGACGCGCGCGCGCGCCGATGATCGCTTCGGGATTCATGCGCGCGCGGCCACAAGTCGGCCCTAGAACGCACATTCCGCCACAGGCGCCGATCGCGGGGCACGGGTTGTACTTCGCGGAGTCGGCCCCGCTCGCCCCCGTGAAAGACACGGTTACGCTCGCGTTCTTCGCTAGTTTAGTATTTCCGCTCGCGTTTGGCGCTGCGACTTCGAACAAGTCGGTTCCTTGCAAGGCATCGCGCATACGCGCAAGCGCGCCCCGAAGGTATCGCGGGTTCCCTGTCGCAGTCATTCCCGCGCGGATCCCGCGCGCGAAGTCTTCCCGCCATTGTGGAGTTTCGAATGGTTCAAGCGCAAGCGCAGCGCGCGCGACGGTCGGTAGTTGAGGGAGGGATAGTTTCATCGGTTTAGAATCCTGCGATGGTGGCGAGGGTTGCCAGGGTCGCGAGAATGAGAATCGCGAAGGCGAGCGCCGATACGGTTTCCCGTTCGCGTTGCGCGTCACGAAAGGTGCGACGTTTCATGCTTCCCCCCGCTCGATCTTCGCGAGAATCTCTCGGAACGCTTTAGTATATTCTTCGCACACTCCGATCGATTCCATCTCTACGATAGAATCGAGCGCGGAATATCGCGCGGATCGGTAGTCGCCCTCCTCTCCCGCGCGGTCCGCTTCGACCAAGTCGAGCATTTCGGAGTAGAGACGCGCAAGTCTCGGAATATATCGGGCCTCTCCGGAATCCGAAACCCATACGATACTACCGACGTTCGGGCACCCGATCGATTCGCGAATATCGCGCGCGTCTTCCCCCGTTTCATTCGCGAGAATCTCTGGTGTAGTGAATCGGTCTAGCATAGTTTACCTACTTTCTGCGGGTTGTTTCCCGCGCTAGGATTGTACTGCTATATCGGGTGAAGGTGGAACCGTTCGCGAGTTTTTTCGCGAGATTGTCGAGGTTTTTTGTTCGGGTTCCGTTCGGTGCGCGCCGGCCCTAACAGGCACCGAACGCGCGCCGGCCAGGATTCGGGCGCGGGGCCGCAGCTCGGCCAGGCCGCCGGCCAAGATTCGCGCGCGGGGCCGCAGCCTGGGGCGCTGGAACGCCGCCTCAAAGGCTCGCGGGTGCTTATGTGCGCCGATGATGACTGCGGAAGCGGCACGGGGCCGCGTAGATCTTGGGGAACCGGGGCCGCGCCTCCGCAAGCTTGACGCAACGCGGGGGGGATTCCGCGCAAGCCAATCGCAAATTTTCTTTCGATCGCAAACCCCGCTCTCGCGCACACATACGCGAATACGGACCGTATTCGTAGGGAAATATTGTAGTCGGGGGCTTGACTTCGCCGATACACACGCTAGTATCCCACTATCGCGGTGAACGCCGCAGAAAGGCAGAAACATCATGCTGATTGGTATCGACCCGTTTGAGACTGAGACGCTGGAGACTCTGAATCGCGAGTTCCCGCATTGCGAGGACTTCATTCCGCACGATCTTGCGATCATTTCGCGCGTTGCCTGGAAAGTCTCTGACAAGTATCGCAAGCAGCTGGAGCGCGCGCTAATGGCTCGCGCTCGCGATCTCGCTGCCGATGGCTGGTATCAGTCGCAGGATCGCAGACAGCGGTGCGGTCTGCTTTTCCACGGTGACG